TCATCAAGGGACGTTGCTGCAAAGTATTCTGGCCGGATGTCACCATCACGGACCCGCTCATAATTCGTCAACACGATCTGGCTTGCGCTCTGCTCCACTTCTTCCATTGTCCGGCAATACTCCGGCTTTTCATATCCAAGCACTTCCACCGCATCATGCGTGAACTCCTGCTTTACTCCAAGCGGCAACACGATCAATGCACGGCCGCCACTATGTTCTGCTGCCAAGTGACAGAATTCAATCTCCTGCACGGTCTTTCCAAGTCCGAAGCTCTCAAACAGTGCACGTCTGCCGCCTTTTAACGCCCACGCCACAGCATCCCTTTGATGCGGCTTCAACGCATTGCTTACTTTCGCAGGATCCACAATAAAACCGCTGTCCTGCGCCAATTCTATTTTTGATTCTAAAAATTCTTTATATGTCATTCTTCAAAAGGAACCCGATATATCGTTACCCCGGCCGGAGGTTCGGCTCCTTTCTGATATGTCTTGTATTTATAATGTTTTTGTGCTAAAATTAAGACCTAAATATTTTAGCAATATAGCTCAGTGGATAGAGCGCGCCTCTTAGAAGGGCATGGTCGCGGGTTCGAGTCCCGCTATTGATTACAACGCACCTACTTTGTTAGGTGCTTTTTATATGTATTTACATCATCTGATCTAACGGCAAGCTCATCTGCCCCTTGCAGTTGTCCCCGATCGTCGTAGGATCCCATTCCACGCCGATATAGTCCAGGACTTTCGCCCATCCATAATCATTCCCATCCTTATCCTTACAGAGATGGAACATCAGATAGTCCCACTCTTTTGGATTGCTTTCATACAACAGATCAAACCGATGCGGTCGTTTCTCCATGTGGATTCCAAACCCGCACATACTGCATCCGGTACGCTGTGCCTTGGTGGTATATAATGTGCCGTCTGGTTTCCGATCAATCGTCCCATATATATCCGGTATGATCGTATCTGGCATCTTAAAGCACTTGGGGATCCGCCCATCCCTTAAAAGCCTGTCATGATATTTTTCTTTCAAGCCATTTTTCCACAACTCATCCATCTCCAACGCCAGCCTTAAAATATCCTGTCTGCCAAAAATCGCAAACGGCGCTGATCTGATCGTGGATGCTCCGAAGTAATTACAACCATTCATCCGCAAGCTCTTGGCTCGTCTGCCGCCCTCGGATGCCATTAATCCCAAATATGGCACACTGTTGTGTTCCTTTCCCCAGTTGTCACAATTTTTCTCTTTAAGGTAATAGCAGCACTTGGACGATACCAGAAAGTCCGGCTTCTGGAAGTCACATCCCTCATTTTCGTTTTCATATCCTCCGAACAGTTCAAGCCACTTCTGCTTCAGCTGCATTTTTGAGTTTTTCTGCCACCCGCCGTATTCTCCGGTCTCTCCGGTTATGATCGCATGTCGAACCGTTTTGTTCTTCTCCGTAGGATTCTGGAGCAGTTCTATCTTTCCTGCAATCTCCTTGGAAATGACCGGGAATCCAAATTCCTGTATTACCCTCGCCTTAGTCCACAATTTCCCGTCATCCCGTTTCAGTGGCGGCACATTGATAATCCCGATCGCCTTATGTACCCTCTGGATGCTCTTATCCTCTAATGTGGATGCTGACACTCCCGGAACATCTATCTGACACACTTCACGCAAAAACAGGAATAATACGATGCTATCCAATCCACCAACCGATACATGACAGTTCAGCCCGCGGCGATCACACTCTGCCTTAAACTCTTCCGCCCTGATCTGGGCGTATTTCCGCTTAAACTCATACGGCTGTTTCTCTTTTTGCATAAACGAAGCGATCTTCTCATATGCCCCTATTCGCTTCATCCTTTCCTGTACTGATTCCATTTTCTCCCTCCTTTGATCTCTTTTCGCACCACATCGGGCTTGTGTGTATGCTCCTTGGCACTTCCCGGATCTCCGAATCAGATACCCTGCATCCCCACACCCGCCGCCCGGTTGTATTGATGACGCAACACCGTTTGTCGCAATCGCGGCACTGCGGAATATATACCCGCCCGTCTCTGGCTCCCTTTGTCACGGTCGTTTTCAATCCGTTTGTCCGGATGTAGTAGTACACCGAAGATTCCGTGATGTACACCTCTCCGAAACGCGCCTGCATGGCATCCGTGATCTGACTTGTCGTGCAACCGGCGGCAAGCAGATGCTCGATCTCACCGCGGTACGGATCAAAACGGCTGCGGCGGCGCTTATATATATTTTTTGCCATCCCTGTTCCCCCGCATCATCTTGTTTATGATCTCCGCTTTATGCCGCTCTGCGATGTGATCCCGAACTGATTCTTCCGGAAACGCGATCTGATAGGTCCGCTCCTTGATCCGGTTTGTGATCCGGTCATCGTACTGCAAAGTTTCCAGTGATTCATTGCTTGTAAAAATCGTCACTTTCCGGTTTATGTACCGCTCGTTGATGATCTGATACAACTTGTCGTTGATCCATTCCGCTGGACGCTCCACGCCGAAATCATCAATAATCAGCGCATCCGTGGTGCTAAGTGCATCCAGCAACCGGCTCTCGCTGTATTCCGCACCCTTGCCCCATGTATTTTTTATTTCCTGCAGGATGGTCAGTGACACCGCAAACTTGACCGCATAGCTTTTCATAAGCTCATTCGCGATTCCTGCGGCGATCCGGGTTTTTCCGCTCCCTTTGGTTCGGGACCAGATAAAAAGTCCCATGCCCTGCTCCTTCTGGTTTTCAAAATCATCCAGATAGGTTTTTATGATCTTGCATGCATCCGATACTCTCTTTTTGCTGTCTGGATTCCGGTACACATCCATCCGAAATGTCTTGAGGTCCATCCCCCGGAACGCTTCCGGAATGTCCGCGAACCGTAACCGCCGTGACATAACCGCGCGCTCCCGGCACTGGCACGGCTTTGCCGCTTCTACGCCGTTCTTTTTCACTAAGATCCACTCGCTGCCATGACAGATCGGACACACGTCAGAATCCCTGGAACTCTCCGGTGTCTCCCCGCTCACGCATGAGCTCGTTGAGTGATTTTTCATGCGTTCCAGTATCTCTTCCAGCTCCATCGTTCTCTCCTTTCAGATATTGCATAAATAAATTCTCGCGAAGCCAGTTCTCCGGCTTCTTGATATACCGCTCCGCCGTTTTCTCCCGTCTGCAAACAACTGCGTAATTCTTTGCCGCCCGTATCAGGTCCTCTTCCGGCACACCCGCCAATACCGCATCGCAGTATTCTGTCTCAACCAGATAGCCAGTACACTTTTTCGGATAAGCTGCGGCGAAATCCGCAAACCGTTCCACGGGGGATACAGGGGGTGTTTTTGTTTCGTTTTGTTTATGTTTATTAATAGGTACACTTTGTGGTTCACACTGTGATACGCTCTGTGGTTCGGTCTGTGGTTCATTTTGTGGTTCACACTGTGGTACATTTTTTATTCCATTTTGTACCACAAGGCTATTGAGATGATAAACTGCTGACAGATTTCCACCGCGGGACTTCCATGTAATATATCCATCCTGTTCCAGCCGGTTCCTTGCCCTTTTAATCGCCTGTGCGTTCAATCCCGATTTCAGCACCAGGACTGATACAGCTACCGTAAACTCTTGCTGCCAACCCGTTTTATTTGCTATGGACATAAGCGCATGCCATAAAGCAATGGCGGGTGAGGGCAGCGGATTTAGTTCGAGCCGATCGTAGAACGCTTTTATTTCGGCTAAGTAATTCAAGACATCACCCCGTTTCCAAGTCCGTTATTGTCACTTCTGTTCGGGGATTCCATTTATCAACATCCACATAGCTACCATCCGTGGAAACAATAATCTTGCAGTTATCATCTATAAGCACTCCATAATGCACTAGAATGTCGTGCAAGGCCTCATGCAGATTCGTGAGATCAACTCTGCGGTTATTCGGCATATAATACACGGATTTTACATTTACCTTATGGTCGATCGTGTCTATATGCGGCATATACGGTTCGCACTGCTTTTCGTATTTCCTGTAAGCCGATGATTGAATTATTCTTGGTCGCCCTGTTTTATCTTTGATAATCTGCTGGCTGTTCTTTTTCGTGATTGGCTTTAAAGGAATTGTAAATTTATACTGCACACGCACCACCATCCATTCCGATCTGTGCATTACAGTCACATATGATCTCCTGCAAATATGCCGACAGTGTATAGCAGTCAATAAATTCATGCGCATCTGCCAGATCCTTACGTTTCAAAGCCTTGTAACTCTTTGTCTTGCCGTCATCATCATAAATACCAAATTCACGTTTCAACTGGCTGTAAATGTCACGGTATACCATCTGGCGCACCTTTTTATCCTTATAGGCTTCGGATTTCTTGCCGCCAAGCATTTCCACACCTTTGCGTTTCACATGCGCTGACAGTTCATCCGATTCCGCACCAAACAGCGGCATATCATTTTCGATGGAATATACTTTCTGTTCTACGGAATCCACTTTCTGTTCCAACTCCACAGTGCCCTGTGCCAGCAAAGCGATCTGTTCCAGTGCTGTGCGCGGTCTCTGGATTGTTTCTTCCATCTCATGAAACCGGTTAATATATTTTGCGGTAAACTCTGTTCCCTTAACTCCGGTCAGCTTATGAGCGATAAACTCACAGCCTTTCTTTGTGACCAGGTAGCAAGGCTTCTTCCTGTTTGCCTTATCTGTATATTCCGATTCTGTGAAAAAATCGGTGTGTCCAATTTTGGACGCATCTAATTGAGTTATGTACTCTCTCACATCTCTTAATAATTTGTTATGATCTTTGCCAACCATATCAGCGACCTCAACCGAGGTAATTGCTTTCTGCTCTAAATTCTCCATATTGCTCCTTTCTCCCGGCACCGAAGCACCGGGCAATAGTCATGGCTCGTGATACCTTTCTCGCATGAACAGTTTCTTTCGCTAACGCGGGTGTCTCAACCCTAGTCTTTTACGACTATCCCATAAACCTTATAATCTCTCTGGAATGCATCCATCCCTTTTTGATGCGCTATTGTATGATGTGTACGGCACAGGCATATCTTCCGGTAATTGCTGTCATCCACTTTCCTGCGATCATTTCCCATGCCGATCGTATCAACATGATGTATCTCACCATCCCGGCCGCACACGGCACATTTTCTGTTTTTCAGGCAAAAGTACAAATATCGCCCAATATCATCTGTCCGCTCTATTGCATTCTCTGAAAGCTGTATGCCGTTCTGTATGGCAAATTCCAATATGGTATTGATAAATTCCCTTGCGACATCCATAGAACAGTTGGAAAGACTGAAATACCCATCACCTGTCCGGATCATATGCTCATATTTCATGATCTCTTTCATTTCTTCCGGTGGATAACCGGTATAATCAGCAATATCACGGATGGTCGCATATGCCTTTTTCCGTTGCTCCGCAGAAATATGTCTGCCATCATCAAAACGGATTTCCGCTTTACTGATCTTCTTACGGACCAGCATTTCTGCAATATGTTTTTCCGGTATTACCGCCCGGATCTCCGTGCCGTCTTTATCCTCACGGCATTGCTTCAAAACTACCAGCTCATGCATCATTCATCACCGTATTTCGATTTTATCGCCAGCAGCATATTTCCAGCGTTGGCAGCACTCAACGT